GGCATAGCTTCAGCCTCGTCTTCGTCAAGCATCTCGCCCATTGGCTTAGCCGCAGGACGCTTGCCTTCAATGGCCAACGGAGCAGGGCTAGTCACGCCATCCACAGCGGCAGGGGTAGAGGACACAGCCTTCTCAGCATCCTTGGATGTGCTCTGAGTCTGCACAATCTCATACTCGTCATCAGTCAACCAACGCACAGGTGCAAAGATCAGCTTAGGTGACTCAGCCTTGGTGTCAAACTTCATACGGGTCACGATGGAGTCCAAGTTCACAGGAGGAGTCTGAGCCGCCATAGCACGGGCGTATGCCTGCAGTGGGCGCTTGTCGCCTTCTTCTTTGCCAAAGATGGACGTAGCTGGCAGGGTTACCTGCAATACATCGCCTTCAGGGTTGTTAGCCAAGACCACAGCCAAGCGCTGTTGATAACGGCAAGCACGGCTGTTGCCGTTGCCTGATCCTGCGATGTTCTGTGGGCAAGCGGCACAGGTAGAAGCCTGTGGGTTTCTCACGCCTGCATCAGGCTTGTCGCCATCGCCAGAGGTGCAGTCAGGGGGTGCAGCCGCCGCGTCTTTGTCATAGGAGCCCGCGTAGAAAATACGGCTGACCTTGGGGGCAGCTTTAACCACGATCACATCCAAGAAGCGCTCATCGATAGCGGCAATCTCTTTGCCACCAGCAAGCAGACGGAACACGCCGCCCTTGATGGAGACGCGCTTCATGCCGCCACCAGTGGGTACACCACCGGCCAAGGCCAAAGTAGTTGCTGAGAGAGCCGCGTTCTTAGCGAAGGCAGGCACGTTTGAGGGGTTGAACATTGCAATATTGCTCATTTGATTTCCATTTAAGTTGGTTTACGTACAGAGATATCGTACTCAGATGCTGAGTTCAGGCCGGGCGGTACGACCCCGGGGTTTTCGTCCAAGAATTGCTTCATGTTGGTCTGTGCGATGCGCTTCTCCAAAAGCTCGATGGCCTCGTGAGCCAAAACGAACTTCTTGAATTCGTCCCAGTCTTGAGTGGAGTAACGCGTCTTCACAGATAGCACCACTGTGCCTTCTGGAGTTCGTACAGATGTAACGCCAAGCGCTTTCATCTGGTCTTTCATTGCGTTCTTGATCTCGTCCTGTTGCGCCTTGAGCACTTCGACTTGCGTGTCATACTCTTGGGTTAGGTCGGCAATCTTGCTACGCAGTTTGCGGTAGATTTTTGCTAGTTTGTCTAGCGGTACTGAGTCTTCTGACATTTGCTTCTCCGGTTTAATTATTGTCTAAGGTTGGACAGTTTACATGTATTTTTAATCGTTGCAAGCCCCTTTCATGATTTAATTTCAGTCTCGAACATGTCGGTCAGTAGTAAGTTATCGCTAACTTTCCCTGCCAACGCACTAAACATCTTCCGTTCAATGGCGCTACCCTGAATGTGAATCACGGTAACTTTGTCTGAGTCCTGCCCCTTGCGGTCAGCGCGGGCACAGCACTGGATGTACTGCTCCACGCTCATGAGTGGCCCATAGAACACCACAGTATCAGCGGCAGTCAGCGTAATGCCGTGCGCAGAGGCCGCAGGCTGCATGACCAACACCCTAGGGTCAGCTTCAGTCTGGAAGCGATTGATCGTCTGCCCACGCTTGCTTGGCGTTACGTCCCCGTGAATGCACTCGTTGACAATCCCCTTTTTGGTGAGGTACGTGCTGATGGTGTCGATGGTGCTACGGAACAGGGCGAAGATGATGACCTTGCGATCCGTCTCCTCCAGTATCTCCTCCAGTACAGCCAACCGAGGCGCTGAGTCAAACTCAACGACTTCCTTGTCGTCTGTGTAGGCGGCTCCACAACTGATCTGCAACAGCTTACTCACACCAGCGGCGGCATTGACTGCCGTGATGGTCTCGCCTGCGGCTAGCACAAGCATGCGTTCTTTGAGCATGTTGTAGTACTTGGCTTGCTGTGGTGTCAGCGCAACCTCACGCGTCATGGTGATGACGGGCGGCAAGTCTAAGCACTGAGCCTTAGTAAAGCGAATGGCCGGCTGTAGAGCCTCGTGTACCTTGTCCTTGGCATCAGCCTTTGGCGCCCATTTAAACAGCGTGATCTTGTTCATCACCTTGTCTCTCCACGCAGTAAAGAACTTAGGCACGCCATCAGGATTAACTAGCTTGGCCAAGCCGTACGCATCCACAGGCGACTGAGAAGCAGGTGTGCCCGTCATCATCCACAGGTATGTGGTTGGCGTAAGGATTGAGTTAAGCGACTTCCATCTGCGTGTTGTGGGTGTCTTGTACGCGTTGGCTTCGTCAACAATCACAAGGTCAAAGCGGCCATCGTTACGCACCTCGTCTGCGATCAGATTAAGACCTTCGTAATTCGTGATTACAATTTCGTAATCTTTCTGAATCATCTCAATGCGCCGGCTAGCCTGAGCATGGTGCGCGATAACGGCAGAGCGATGAATGATGCTGTTGTTGATGTCGCCCATCCATGCGCTGTGCATGATGGACAGGGGGCACAGGATCAGAACCCTACGCACCTTCTTAAGCTTCATCAAGTAGTCAGCCGCCCATAAAGCAGATAGCGTCTTGCCAGTGCCGGGTTCAGAGAACACGAATGCTCTCCTGTACATCGTCAAGAACGCTGACGTTTCTATCTGATGCGCCATGGGTATGTACCGCCCCGGCCAGTTGTAGCGCCTAATGATAGGCGAAGGTACGTCTTTGACGCCTAGGTTACGCAAGACCCGCGCTTCGTCCAAGCCCCAGTACACAGCAACGTCGTAGCCTCCGTCTGCACGAAGCATGGCTTTGCTTTTAGGGATGATTGAGTATTTGTGCGGGTTCCTTGTTCGTAAGATAAGTGCTCTGTCTTCTACAATTTCCATTACTTCTCCGAGGATTATTTATTGTCTGCTCTGTTGGCAGATTTGCTACGCATACGCAAGTTACCTTTGGCTGATGTGCCACCTGCGCGCATGGGCTTGATGTGATCCACATCTTTGCCGTCACCCTTGGTGGCTGCTCCCGTCTTCTCCATCATCCGGCGAGCCTTAACGCGCTCTGCTCGCTTCTTGATCTGATCGGGCTTGCCTTGGTAGTTAGCGTATTCTGACGAATAGTTACGTGTTGCCATGGTTGTTCCTAATGCTTAGGGTTGAACTCGCATCCGGTGACCTGACACCATCCGCAAAGTGGGGTTTGATTGGGGTTCCATACCTCGTTCTCAAAGCATGCTTCAAGACGCGCAGTACGCTCACGGTACTTCCACCAGAAGGCTTCAGACTGATCGCGTGTCATCTGCATCTTGACCATATCATTTTTTACAATGAACAGCAACGCAGAGTTGACCTTACGGATGTGAGGGAAGTGTTGGAACACCATGAGCGACATCAACACAAGCTGATCCCTGTCGGGGTACTTGTTGTTGCCAGTCTTCCAGTCTCCCACCCATGCCGTAAGGTTCTCATCGTCAACGATCAGAATGTCAGCTATGCCCCGCACCCAAACATCAGGCGCTTTCCAGTTAGTAGGCGTAAGGTCAGCGCGTAGCGCCATCTCGTACTCTGCTAGCTTTCTTCCGGGCTTCTTCAAAATCTTTGAGGCTGCTGTGTGACCATGCTGGTTTTTTCATTCGAACTTCGCTGTGTTAATGGCTTTGTTAAGCCGTGTTGCAAATGCTGCTACAAAGCGCTCGTCACGATACAAGGGGCTGTCCATGTCATGCAGGATTGCATGCGTAAGCTCATGCCAGAATGTGTCGCCGACTTCGTGTTTTGTAAACGGCTTGCCTGAGTGGTCGCGTGTACCGATTCGAATGTGTTGCGCGTCATAATGCACACGCCCTACATAACTCTTATCGATCATAGCCTCAATGACTTCTACGCTATACCACCGCCTACCTACTCTTATTTTTGTTGGTAACCTCAATACTGCTTCTCCTAGTTTTTTGCTAACCCATAACGACGGTGCGCGCCACCGTCAGCGGACAATGGTATGCCTTGCATATAGCTTGGCTCCATAGTCATCTGTGCCAAGACCCAAGTCTTAGCTTCCTCTACCTCGGCATCAGGTACAACAGCGATCAGTTCGTCGTGCACTGTGCCAGCTATGAAGTATCTTTTGGATACCCGTAGCATTCCGTCAGTCATCACAATACGCGCCAGCGCTTGCGTGACATTGTTTGTTACCTTGCCCGCATACAACTTGGTTGCGTCGGCGCCGTAAACCCACTGGTCTCTACCCTTCTCATCCTTCTCTCGTCTCAGAGCGGGGTAGTGCAAGCTCATTCCATTGGGTAATTCTATACGACCCTTGCGAAACGTCAAGCACTTGTATGTGTAGTCTTCGCCATAGTACAAAGCCGACT